TTCTCCTGAAAATCAGGGGGCCTATGAAAGCACCCCCATTGGGTTAGTAGACGGAAGTGCCGAGGCTGTAGACGGTGTAGGACGGCGAATCTCCGACCGCCGTAATCACCAGGAGAAGCTCCCGGAGACTGCCTGCCGCAACAGTTGCCGTCGCGCCAGCGGCGAAGGTTCCGCCAGTGCCTACCGCGACAGTAGACGTGCCAGTTGTGGCCTGCACAAAGAAGCGGATAGACGAGTTGACCTGACCGCCTTCGATTGCCGGCACAAGCAAAGCCGCAGTCGGAAGCGTCAACGTCTGAGCCGCAGCGTTGCTGGAGGTGATGAATCCACCCAGCACTTGAGCAGCCGTGAAAGAAGCCGCCGATGCGAGGTTGGAGGTGATGATGATGGGCTGATTGACGAGAGACGAGAAGCTCGGATAGCTCTTCTGCGGCACAAAGTCAACGACGGGGTACGAGGGCGACGTGTTGTTGGGGCCACCAGTAGCCATGATTTACGCTCCTGCCAGGGCAACTGCTCCCTGGTCATTGTAGAGATTCCCGAAACCAAGGCACATGTCAAAGCGATTCGTCATCTTCGACTCACGCTGATCCCATGCACGGACGAAGCGAACCGCAATACCCGTGTCCGGATCTTCGGTCTGCTCTGCGCGTTCCACAGCCTTCGGTACTTCCAGCTTGCCGCCCGACATGGCGAAAGCAAACTTCGAGAGGCCGAGGCCGATGGTGCCAGACTTGCCGCTCGGCGTTGTGGTTCCGGGCCAGAAAGTGAAAGCAGCCGTATCGACTGGCAAAGCGTCCACATTCTGATACTGCGAACCGGGGCCATAGATCGCCGGGGAGATGTTGATGGTGTCAGTCCCGCCAGTCAGGGTCACGTCGGTCAGAACAGTAAAGGTCTGAGTCGAAGTGATCGCACGCCGAGTGCTGGGGTTGACGCCATTGACGTTCAGGATGGAGAACTTATCCCCCTGCTTGATCGTCTGGGTGCTGGTTCCGGTTACGCTGAGGACGTTGCCAGACTGGTTTGACCCAGTGATGGTCACGCCACTCATTGCAGCCGTACCTGCCGTGTGCTTATAGAGCGAGTTCGACCGATACCACTCCCATCCAACCGCCGTACCAAGAACGCCGGTGCGGAACATGCGGGAGATTTCAGGTGCCGGGTTGAACTGCGTCACGTTCGGCACAACGTAGCTGCGCATCTGCGACGGAGACACGATGAGATGCCTGATCCCCTTCGGGCAGGACTTCTCATACAGGTACTCGTCAGCCGCAGCCGCGAAGTCAATCGTGCTGGAATTGGTGCCGAGTACGCCGACAACACCCGAAGCATTCTGATAGGCGAACTTGGCAGCGCGAGAATCGCACTCCTGAGCCAACTGGACTGCGGCGGGCTTCAGGTACTGCTCTTCCAACTCATCCTGCGAACGCTCCATCTTGACGAGGCGCTCATAAGAGTCCCATTCAAAGTGGATGCCGAATATCTGATCTAGGTTGATGGTAGTTGCCAAGCGAGCAATGCCCTGCGGCTGATAGCCGAGGCCATTCGTCACAAGCCAACGCTGGGGGAGTTTCACCTGCACGGACGATCCGACAGGGAAGTTCTTTCCGAATTCAGACTCCCATTCTGTGTTGAAAACGCTGGCGACTTCGAGAGAATTCTGCAAAATCCACAGAATCTTCATCGAAACCCAGTTGGTGTCGAGAAATTGATTCGCCATCTGAAAAACCTTTCTAGCCCTTCATCTTGGCTAGTGCGCGGCGCGTGGCTTCAGCCTTGAAGCTGCGGAAGTCATTCGCCTTTGCAGCCGATTCCAGCGCGTCAGGAGGTGCAGCGGCTTTACCGCCTACCTCAGAGGGTGGTCTCGGTGCATGGGTTTTCGGTTTGGCAGGAGCTTCTTCGACCTTGGGCGTTGCTTTGCCTTCCAGTTCTTCGGTGATGAGGCTTTCCGTCAATGCAATGTATCGAAGCGCTTTGCCGGGTGTCTCTCGCGCCATCTTGACGAACTTCGCAAGTTCTGCGGGATCGCTTCCGAGGGTGAAGAGAATGTCCGGCAACACATCCGATTCGCTGAGTAACTCCTTGATTACAGGTGAAATCCCAGCGTCCATGTTGATTGCAGTAGCGGTTGGCTGCACCACTTCATCAAAGTTTTCATATCGAGTACGGGCCTCTTCCACCTTCGCATTGAATTCTTTTGCCTGAGCCTGTTGCTTGGATTCCCGCTGGTTCTTTGCATCGCGCTGTTCACCTTTCCAGTCGGACAAATCCTCAATGTAATCCTCATAGGTTGCATAAGGCTTTCCATCGGGGCCGTTGCCTTCGGGCTTTGGCTTCGGGCGCGTATACTGCGGTTCCACAACTTGCGGCTTGGCTTCGGGCTTTGCGGGTGACGATTCCGCTTCCGTCTTAATTCCTGCGCCCTTTTCAATCTTTGCGATGGTTGCTTTCAGTTCGGCAATGCGTTCTGCCGCTGTCTGCTTGGGCTTGCGTTCGACATGCTCCTGCTTGTCTGGCGTTTCCGCTTCGCCTGCGCTTTCGACCTTGGGGGTCTCGGATGAGGGTGCCGCTTTCTCAGTTTTCGGCTTGGTTTGTGTCTTGGGCAGTTCGCCCGTGGCGCGAAATTCTGTGCGCTGCTCATGCGTCAAATTGACGAGTGGGCCACGTGATACATCCACTTCGGGTGACGATTCCAGTATTGCCGTCGCATCTGCCATTTATATTACTCCTGCCCTTGCGCCGGGCTAGCGGATTGTTGCTGCTGAGCTTGTGCATCCTGCGATTGCTGCGCGTCCTGGGCGCTCTGTTGGCTCTGCGTTTCGGCCTGCTGCGATTGCATACCCTGAGCGTTCTGCGCCTGCTGTGCTTGAATCTGTTGCTGCTGTTGCGCTCCCTGCGCCTGCATCGCTACATCGTGCGCCTGGTCGTGGAACTGAGCCTCTAGCGCTGTGCGGTCGGATTCCCTATCTGCCGCATTCTGCGCCTTAGTGTTAATTTCCGCAATAGTAAGTTGGGCGAGCAGCTTTTTGTCCTCAAGCGCCATGTCGGCCTGAGACTGCGCAGCGATCTGGGCGAGTTTGCCTTGCTGCTCAACTATCTTCGCCTGCTTCTCTGCCGTCATCTGCTGAATCTGCCCCTCATACTGCTGCGCAGCCGCGTTGATGGCCTTCAACTGCTCCTGCAACTGCGCGATCATCTGCTGCGCTTGGGGTGGTACAGGTTCCCCATCTCCTTGCGGGTCGATGATCTTGGCCATCTCATCACCAATCGGGCCAATGTCCTTGAGGCTAATAGCCCGCGCTAGCAATGTAGCTTTGGCCTGCGGGGGGATGGGCAGATTCGCCATCTCAGAAATAAGCGTATCGACAAACTGACTCGCCTCTTCCCGTTGACTCTGATAGCTCATTCCGGTCGAAATAGTTACGTCAAAGTCACCTTTTGTTGGATCGAATACATCATCTTCACTGATGGGTTGCTGGCCGGGTTCCGGTTGCGGCATCGAAGAACCTTGAGGGACAATATGCAGGCGGTCATGTGATTCGTCGGGGTGCCTCACTCCCACTTGTCGGGGAGTGTCCATCACATTTGTAATCAACTCATTCAACTGCCGCCCCGCGTTCTCAATAGCCCGGTCGAAGTTGTCAGTGAAATGGAACGATCCAATTGCCTGCTGAGACTGAATCTTGTCTAGCGCGACTCCAGACTTCTCATTCTGCCGCTGCGCCGCAGTTGGTAATGGAGTGATGCCCATCGAAGCCTGCACGGCCCGACGCCAGCTTTCCTTGCTGATCTCGTAGGCTTGAGCGTTGGGGATGAACGACGGGCGCGTGGGCAGAGGAAGGATTTGCCCAGAAGATGCGTCAACTGTCGGGTCGACCTGAAGAAAAGCGCGTGGAACCTTATTCACGGTCCCCCATGCATCTGCATCCGTCTCGAACTGCCCAACGTATCCCACAAAGGGAGCGCGGGGTGCCATGCCGAACTCCTCAGCCTCTTGCGATGCGATGTATGCAAGCATCATCTGCGGCCCACGGGCAAGCCTAATCTGCGAGTAGTAAAACAGCTTCATCCCACTTCCAACAGGCTTGTAAACCTTCTTGCCCAGTGCCGCAATAATCGGAATCCACGACCCAGGCCACGGCGTCCGTTCGAGAATCTCAAGCCCGTTGGTGATGTACTGTGTGGCCTTGCCGCCGTTGCCGTCCTCATCATAATCGTCGATGCGCCAGTATTCCGCGGTAAGGACGTTCTCAGCCTGGAACCAGTCAGGCGCAGTCGCCATATCCTCTGCGCTGAAACTGCGCTTCTTGGCATTTGGATACTTCTTCTCAAAGTCTCGTTTGCGCATCACGTCCATCACAAAACAACGCTTCTGATCGGAGAAATCAGCTTCGCGTGCGTTCGGGTCGAGCAGCACAGAGAGAGGATTGTCAATCTGCTTGATGCGTGGTTCTACGTCACCATCGCCACCTTCGATCGTCTTTGTGGTGACGCGGAAGAATCCAAATCCGCAGTTGATCTCATTCTCAAAAGCGTTCGTATAGGCACTCTGCGCGTTTGACTTGTACTCAATCCCGCGAATGATTGCAGCCCTATGCTCGGCGTCCTTATCGGTCGCACCCGATCCAAGTGGATTGACCTTAATCGCCCGCTTGTTCTGGCGAAGATTGTTGATGGTGGCGTTCTGGTATTGACTCAGCTCGTCAGGCGACAACACGGGGCGGTTATTGTCCTCACGCTCCTGTCTTGCATCCTTATCCCAGGGGTCACCGGAGATGAACTTCAGGTCTATCTTGGCTTCCTCGTGGTTCTCGCGCCAGAAGTCGCGGAAGTAGGTGTAGTCCTCCCGTATATCGCGCAGGAGTTCTTCATCCCCGGCTGCCGGCTCTTTGCGGACTGGTTCCGAATCGGACATTTACTTGATAGTCCTCGTCATGGCCTGTTTCTTGGGGCGGCGATTGTCATAGCTATTGACCACGCCCTTGTACTTCCCCTTGGGTG